TGGACGACCAGGGAACCTATTTCTATGACCTGTAATTAGTCTGAGCCGTCCCCCTAGAGGGAACGTTTATTGTGCATGACCGTTTGGTGTTACCAGCACCGAGCGGTCTTTTTTAGTATATTCATTGGGTAGTACTTGCATTCATTATATCAATGCTAAGATGTAGCTGCAAGCTACCTGTCATGTCCGCATCGCTCGTTTCATATCTTCTTCTGCGATCATTTCAGCCGCTATGCAGAAAAACTTCTGCCGTTCCTGGTCTACTTCGTATTCAAGTATCTCCTCTGGCAGCCGATGACGGTTAACCCATATGAAAGCTATCCAGCTTGCTTCTCCGTCGCGGCGGATGAGTTCTTTCCCTCTTTGATAAGCGCTTCTTTCGTGTCTGTGAAGTTACGAACCGCTTTGCTTAGTGCAGCATAGTCTTCCGGATTATCCAACACACGCGGCGGAAGCTCAAATTTCTCCACGCAGTTATATGCCTTCAATAATTCTGCGTTGTTCCAATCAAATTCGTGTTCGGTTGCTTTTACGATCATAATGTCGATTTCGTTGTATGTGTCTTTAGCGGAGCCGTCTTCATTTACTGCCAACTCAATCGAGCGGCGCACTTCCATCGTTGTCAAACGACGTACAGACCATTCATCACCGTCTGCCTTCACCTTGATAATATCGTCACGGCGGCCGCCTTTTGCTTTCTCCAGGTACTTTTGCAATTTGTCGCTCATTCTTTTTTCCTCCTTGGAATGGTTATTGTTATTTTTTGAAGCAGTAAAAAAGAGGGCTATACGCCCTCCTATGCCATGTAATCAGGGAATTTTTCAACAAAGTCGAAGTCCGTAGCCGTACCTTCTAGCGTGATATCAATGCCTTTATTTTCGTCAATTTTGGCCACAATGATATCAATGTCACCGTGAATATGAATGCCGGTAATGAGTACACGCTCGGTATTGCCCGTTATCATATCTTCTAATGAACCAGTGACACGGGGGAGGAACATGGTTTTGCCTTGCTTAAACAGGTCTAACAGGCGGTACCGCAGCCGTGATTCCAGCTTAGACATTACCATCTTTACTGGAATTTCGTAACCAACAAGCTGCTTTGTTTTCGCCATGCGTCGCGCCCGGATAATATCCAAGTTCTCCGGCTTCAGGATAACCTCAATTTCTTTAATCGTCTGAATCGGGTCGCCGTTATCGTCCTGTACGGATAAATTCCGGCCTATGAGTTCGCGTTCCATCTACTAGGCCACCTCCCAATCAATATAGAATGCCTCGATAGCATCCAGCGGCTTCGCCAAAAGTTTGAAATAAGCAAAATCAAAGTCACTTTGTTTCACTGGATGCTCCTCAAATTTATAATCATCCGCAATTGCTTTTTGCTGGGCACGGATTTTGAGGTATTCGACTACTGCGCCGATGAAGATAGCACGGCCATCTTTGTCATTATCCAACTGCGCCTTATATTTTTTACCCGCTGAATAAATATCATTGAGGATTTGGTCAATGGTCATTGATACGCGGATTTTCCCAAAATCCTCCCGCTCACCCGCTCCAAGCGTGGATAGGGTATTGACCGCGGACTCGATAATGTAGTCATACCCGTCACGGGTTGCCATTAACGTTCCTTCAGCTAACCCCTTCAGGACTTCACTGTGGCTCCAGTCTGTCTTTGCAAGCGTGAGCGGTACTTTTACCCCTGTAAAGGACTTATTGGCTGGTGTACCCGCTGTGAGGCCCGCTACCCATGCCGCCCACTGTACGGAATTGTACTCTTTTCCGTTGGTATGTGTTCCAGCAATGGAACTATTGATAATGAAACGGGCATTCATGGCGCGAGAACGTGCATTATGCGCTTCGATATCATCATCCGTTGCCGCATCTCCCGCAATGACCAACTGTGCCAGCTTACGGGCCTTTGTGCGCCTGTCTAGCAACCATTGCTTGCATGCTGCTTGTACGGCGGGGTCAGTAGAGGGTAGATAGAATACATCGAATTCAAGGCCGTCTATGCGGTTGAAAATACGACTCCATTCACCAGCCGTAATTGCTCCTGTTCCAGTTACCGCTCCAGCTAGTTTGGTATACGCAATATCAGCTAAATCGACGCTCCCATTATCCTTGAAGCGGATCATGTTGGATTTCTTTAATTTGTCTTCCGCCTCTTGCTTATCCGCCACTAGATAGGTTTCCGTGTCGTAAATCATCTTTGTATCACGAACCACGATTTCTTTCTTTGAGGCGTCTACTAAGCTTGGGCGAATCATGTACTCAAAATCTTCCCCGCGCTTACCTGGATATCTTGCCTCAATGGTATAGCTGTCCGTAACGGTATGAGCTGCCGCTTTCTCCTGCTCATTGGTTACACGGTATCCCATAACGGTAGCGCCATTCTCCGCAGCTAATTCAACCACATCGACCAGCAATCCCGTTTCTTTCAAGCGCTCAGATGTATCCGCCATATCTACCGCAAAATTCGGCTTGCCCCATTCCGCTTGATACGGAACCAGGACGCGGCCTGTAGTGGGAATAACTCGCGCTTTTGCTTTGGCCTGCAGTTCTACATAGGCGCCTGCTCTAACTCGTTGAATCGACATTCGTTTGTTCCTCCTCCTTCTTCTTATCCGGGTGCAAGTAGGCATCCAGCTTTTGTTTTACTTCCTGCTGGGAAAGTTCATCCCCGTCTTGGCAATCAAAAAGAGCGCCAGCCATTTCAAAGCGTTCCACATTGAACACTGGGCTTGCGCTCTCGATCCATTCTTTTTTTGTTCGTTTGTTCAGATCAGGTTGTGCCGCTGTAGCAACCGGCTTTCTTACGCGTTTTTCACTCATGCTTTCACCTCCTGCCCATTGGCTTCGACATAGAAGTCATTTATTTTCATGATTTCTTTGCCGTCGTCTGTGACGGTCCGCTTCGGAACATGTAGGAGATAGGAATAACGGAATGTAATTTCCATTTGGTCGCTTTTCTCCCGTGTTCGGGGCGGTTCGACGACCAACATCGTTTTAAAACGCTGAGACGCTATACAATAGCGATTCTGGCGTAAATACAGAAAGAAAGGGGATAAGTCGAATGGTATCGGTTCCCCTTTGTCTTCCTGGGATATCCGCTCTCTATCGTAGTGAAAAACAAGCCCTACGTCTTCGATAATACGGATAGATTGTGGCGTGTGTGTCTTCTCCGATACAAGATCAGTTTCGACAAAGACACTAGGCCGAACAAATTGACCGCTATTCCATGTCGCTTGGTCATCAAAAATAAAGAGGTCTGGATAAATACGTTGAATGGTTTCACCCCATACGTTTTTTCCGATATCGATCATGCGAATAACCTCCCCATTTCTCTCTCAAGCTGTCTCATGATTAAAGCGTTCATGCCGCCTTCTAATTGCTGTACGGCAATGTCAAAGTACTGCCGACCGATAAAAGAGCGTGGACGGGCCATAAAACCCGTTTTAGCGGATGGGTCATAAACAAAGGAGCCCCCACTCCAATAACCAGGAACGAAGTGCCGCTTGCTGATGGTATATCCATCGTTGAGGTAGCGAGCATATGGAAGATTAGAGCCGACTTCCAACGTAATCGCATTTCGGTCAACGTCCCATATCCATATGTTATCCGCACCACCGCGGGTAAAGGAGTTCCATAAGGTACCGGTATCAATTAATCCCTGATTGTCGATTTCATCAATAACATAGTTAAGCAACGTTTCCCCTACGACTTCTGCAATGTTACGGAGAATTCTTTCTATGGCTCCGTTGCTTATTTGTTCAAACTTGCGAGCGAGTCCATCAAAATCATGAATGCTCACTGCCTTTCACCTCGCAAGTGACACGAATTTCTTTCCAATACCGACGCGGAACAACATCAATCACCAGATATCTATGGTCGAGTAATGAAATTTCATCACCTCGTACAATATCCGCCGCTTTTGGAAGGCCGATCACCTTTTTAATGACAAAGATGATCGGCTTTTCATCCAGCTTTTCACTTGTTTCCGTTTTGATGATATGACAGAGGTATTGTCCGATAGTTTTAGGCTTGCGTTTCGCAAAAATACCATTGCTGTCCTTTTGGCCTGTTACGCGGATAACAGAGACAGGCGTATTAAAATGATGTTTCATAGCACCATCGCCCGAACATTCCCCGTAGGCGTCTGTTTCTTAAGCCAGAGACGGAGCATATTATCAACGTCCGGGTTTCCCGTTGTTTTTCCCTCTACCGCCTGCCGAGTGTAGCTCCATGCCCCGTCATTCTCCGCTGTGTAGCCGCGGGCAACGGCGGTAAGGTGTGCCTCATCGTCTTGCAGTGCTAATCCTTCCGCCAGCTTCACCCAAGCCAACAGCATTTGTCTATCGACCGTCTCAGGAAAGGGAACAGGGAGAAACAGCTCGATACGGGTTACTGCATCATCAATATACTGCTGCAATAATTCTTCTTTTGCTTCCTGGACGACACTTACACGGCTGCGCTCTTTCAAAAGAATAGGCGTCAACATGGTTATTCTCCACGTAACGCCTTAATAAGTTCTGCTTTCTTCATATCAGCAAATCCCTCAATACCTGCCGCCTTCGCTTTATCTTTGAGCTGTACAACGGTTAAATCTTCGAGCGGAATAACCTTTTCTTCGTTAAATTCGAATTCAGATTGCTTCCGCAGCTCATCCAGAATCTTTTCATCTTCCACTGGTACTGGTTTCTTTTGCTCGAATCGAACGCCAAATAGTTTAATTGAAGCGTTCTCCCCTCGATATGTTACATATGGCATTAGAATGTCACCCCTTCTGCAAACGAAACCGCCCGCGGGTCTTCGAAAACAGGGTCAAAATCAGAATGAATTGCATAAAAACGTTTGTCGGCCCAAATTGCTTCCCTGCCTTCAGTTGTTTTGCGAATTTGCATGTTATAGGTATGAACCATAACAAAGTTCTTTGGATAGGTGAACATGATAGCCCCTTCAGGCATTTGCGGAATTTCTTCTACGTCATACGAGTTGACTTTCTTTATACCGCCCATGATTTGCAACTGGATAGAAGCGCTTGTGTCCTTTTCTGCAAGCCTTTGAAGCCGCTCCGAGAAGGTATTAGGATGCATGTAATACTTAAATATTCCAGCAGAACGTAACCGAGTAGGAATTGCACGTTCCAATTCAAACAGGATGCCTAATTTTTGATTTGCATCAAGTGTAGGGAAGTCGATGAAGTTCCCTTTGCTTCTCGCAATTTTTAGCCATCCATCATTAAGACTCAGGAATTGATAGTCCGGATCTGTATTTGGCGTTGCAGTATCCCCATTAAATCCGATATCCTGCATGTTTTCCCCATAGTTCTTTGTCATGCCTTTAAGAATAATTTCTTCGGCATTTTGCTTACGGACTCGTTGCGTTTGGCGGATAAATTCCTCCGTAATATCAAACGGAAGAACAACAGGAGTTACAGAGTAAGGAACCTCAGTGATGGCCGGGTTCGGGCTGTTTGTCGCCTCAACATTTTCTGTTTTCCTACGCAGGTTACGTCCGCGAATACCAAATTTATCAATGGTACCTTGAGCGGCATCGCGTGTTTCATGGCGAATACCTTTGAGAAATTCAGAGGATTCATAAGCATCCTCCATAAATTTATCGACCTGCTTGTAATTAAGTGCGGATTGGTCGGTGCCTGTAGTGATAGTAGACTTTTGAATGTTATGATTAATGATTTCACCGTTTGTTTTCATATGTTTTTTCCTCCTCTTCTATTCTTACAACATAGGGAATGAAACTGCGTTGCCCTCTTCTTTGTTGATTTCTTCGTAACCAGGGCCTTGAGCAGAAGCGCCGCGACTGTTCTTGATGAGTTGCACATCATTAGCAAGCGTTTCTACTTGCTGTGTAACCGGCTCAAGCGCTTTTGCAATAGCTTCAGTCAGGGCGGTTTGTTCTGGCGTTGCCTCTGGCTTATTGCTATTACCTTCCTGCCCTGGTAAACCTTCACCTTTCTTAAGCTCTGCCATTTCAGTCACAAGGCTTTCTACTTGTTTTGAAATTGGGGCTATAGCTTCCGTTACGGCTTTTGCGATATCTTCAGGTTTCAATTCGTTATCCTCCTCTGACTCTTGCGGAGTCACTTTTTCTTTTAAAGTTGTTAAAGTGGCAATGGCCTCATCAATATGTTTCATGTTTCCAGTAGAAATGGCTTTCCCAGCCTTGCTGATAGCATCCATTTTTTCAGCTTTGCCAATTAAATCCGTTTCACTTGGCCACTGTGCTGCTATTGTCACGGCAACGGTTTTAAATTCATCAATGGTTTGACCTATAGCAGCCGCTTTGTCCGTGATTTCGGCATCGTTCATGATTTCCCATAAGGTATCATCGAATGCCCAGCGAGCATTCCACCATTTATCACGAATGTCTCCAGCTTCCACTCTGCTTTTAAAAGACTGAACCGCCTTAGATATGGTCACATTCTTTTGATCTTCACTTTTAAAGAGTTTTTTAATAGCTTTAAGAAATCCCTTTTCTATTTCTTCCGCGTTGGTAGATGAAGGGGTTCCTTCTACCACAACCCTTTGACCTACTCCCCACATAGAAAAGCCCGTAATCTCGCCTTTTTCAATTTGGGACCATGTATCAGCGTTATTTACTTTTACACCGACTACCCAAGAGCCTTTTACAATGGTTTGTTCACCGAGCTGCATATCAACAGGTGCAACATATGATTCGATGACAAAGCCTTGATCCGCTTGTAAATCGTGTTGTTTGTCGATATTATGCGTGTGCTGGGCCTCCATAAAGCCGTGTGCTGCCTTTTCAATCTCTTCGGCTGTCATCATATCTCCATGGGCATCTACTACGTTTGGGGCATATACAACGCCGTATACGATTTGCCGGGCGGTGTCTGATTTTGCAATAGTAATACTTTTTTGTATGGCTTGTTGCCCCTCTTCTTTAATGATGGCAAAAGGAACGCCATTGGCCCCCTTATCCACTAAGGAGATATGTGTTATTTTTGCGTTCTTTAACTCATTTGGCATAGTTATTCACCCCCTTTCGTAAGTAAAAAGCTAGAAAAACGAAGAAAACACGAGCATTTAAGAGTTCGTGTTTTTGGCTCATTCATATGCGTTTGTCCTCCTTACGTGGACTTTTTTAGAGAGTCCAAAACGTGATAATCAAAGAAAACGCCGGAATACGGCGAAATACGGTGATTCGTGTGTTAGTCGACATAATATAGATTATTGGACATACAGAAAATGGTTGATTTAAGCCATCACTGCATGCATTGTGCAGCGGCAGTTCATGATTTCTTCCGCACTTCCGGTCGGGTCGCCTGGGTGCATCAGCTTATCTTTCCCGACCTCGAATGGTTCGTCTAATGGTTTCACCTGCCCGTTTGCCTTCTTATGCGTTTTGCGAGTGCGTTTTTGATTCGCAGAGCGCCATTTCTTGCCTGTGACTACCTCTGATTGCTTCCACCCTTCCAGCTTTCCGCCATTTGCGGCGGCAGTGGACATTGTACGGGATACTCTCATGGCTCGTTCCATCGTAAAAGGTCCGGCTTCTCCGGCGGCAGCTTGGGCGCTTACCTCTTGCACCAGCTGCGCCCGCTCTGAGGGCGTCTTACCCTCTTTAATGGCTTTCTGAAAGGAACGAAGCATTATATTAGTTGTAGTTTCGTTCATAGCTGGTACCAATGCCTGAAGCTTCAATGCGTAACGTGCAGCGGCTTTGTTTTTGACAGACCATGTTTTTTCCGGATTATGGGCGATGAGCTCCGTTTCTCCTGCTAGATGAAACAGCGGCATGAATGCATCATAAACCGCTTGTTCAAACTTCTCCTGAAACAGTTCGCCAGTTTGGACAGAAAGTAAAATCTTGAACAATCCCTCTGCATCTACAAGTGTTTCCTCGCTTAATTCCTGCATGGCTTCGTGTAACTCATTCCCCTGCAGCTCAAGAATTTCAGCAATATTTTCTTCTCCCCGGTTATATAGCTCCTCAAGAACCGCCCGTTCTGCGTTGGTGAGGTCCAAGCTATCAAGGAATTCGTCTACATCAGCCTTGATGATTTGCACCCAGCAAGCTTTACACATGAATGCCCGCCTCCGCCTCGCTTTGCCTTAGTAGGCGTTTAGCGATAGATACGACCTTCTCTTGTACATCATCGCCTGAAGGTAGCGGAAATTGGGGTTGGTTAAACAATTGAGCAATCGGTGTATCGAGATACTCCTTAGAATATTTCTTCTCGTCGATAGTCGTGTTAAGTACCTCTTCCGCAATAGGGATAAGGTGACTCACTAGCATAATGCCGCGGTCGGCTAAGTAATCAAGTAACTGTTTCCTTTCGTCAGGGTCTACAATTTTTGGACCACGCAAAAAAGCCTCTACTCTGTAAATGTCATAGGCTGGAAACAGGCGATAGTTAAAGATTTCATCCATTAACCAGTTACGCAGCGGGATAAAAACTTGTTCTTCTGCGATACGGCGGGCGGTGTTCGATGTGGCTAAGTTATAATCATCCGAGCGGCCGATATAAATCGGCGGTAAACGGAAGGAAGAAAGAACGTCTTGCCGCTTTTCTTTTACGTATTCCAAGAAAAGAGCGTCTTGCTGGAGCAGATCGTTTAATTTATCCAGCTTAATTTCTGTCTTCTCTTTCTCGTCCTTAGCTCCATTTCCTTTTTCATATCCGATTGCTTCAAGTACCAGAATGCCGCCCTGTGAGGGTCGCCCTTTTGTTGCCTTAAGGGATTCAATCGATGCGTTTGTTAATTCCCCATTGATGATTGTTAAAATCATCGAGAGCATACGGCCATTATCGAAGTAATCCACGTTTAATGTTTCAGCGTTACGTGTGCCGACTACTCCTGGTGTATTCCCTATCCAAAACGGTTCACCATATGCCCCGTTCTGCCCTATCTTTAAATGGATAATCTCATTTTGTGATTCGGGGAACTCTTCTTGTTTTACTCCGAATTCGCGGTACCATACAATGTCTTGCCCTACCATTTGGGCGTACTTTCGTACCCATCGAACCTGTGTATATGTTTTTACTTGATTCTTATAGAGCCGCTTGTATTCAACTTTTACCTTTTTCGCTTCTTTACTGCACCGTACATTGTCCGGATTCATACGGAATAAGGCTGGAAGCCCACCATCACGGGATACCTCGATATAAGCGTTGCCGCCTTCGTTCAAATCGTCAACCAGCTCGCCAAGAAAGCTTTCAAGCGGTTTGTCTAATACGACAGTCTCTAGCATCTCTTCTGCCCGCTCCCATTCATCCTGCCCGGTTTTGTCTGACTCATTCGCTTTATATCTAAGCCCTCGACCAAAGCCAGTAACATTTTGTTTGTAAGCAAGGTTGCATTGCGGCAGTATACTAGATTGCTTTACTAATTTCCGCAATTTGGCAGGTTCTTGTCCTACAGGATAGGGAATAAGATCATAAACGCCATAAGCATCTTTAAATGTATCTGGTATTTGCTTACTTTCTCCGGCTTGTGCAGCTCCTCCGCTCTCACTTTTTTCAAAAGGTATCCATCCCGTTTTCATATATGAAGTCCTCCTTTCCCTTTTCTTAGTCTTTCTTCTCTCTCTCGTGCCTTTCTTTGACGATGGTAGTCATTATATAAAGCGTAACGCTTCGAATCCTGAGTATGGTTTTCTTTGTCCTCTGGCTCTTCCTTACTTCCACCGTCTTTGTTATCCTTGTACCGATAGTTTTCAGTTTCTTTAATTTCATTGCGACATGAACGGGCAACGTAAAGATTAGGACGTTTCGTGCCCTCTTTTACTTTGTATAAGCTGCTTACATGTCGGATACCTGGACCAATGGAATTGTCTGCCGAAAGCACTGGTAATTTATAACGACGATAGGTAGCGATAATTTCCGGTTCAGATGGATCGGCCCAAATCTCATTCATGGGATACTTTTCATGCAGTTCCTTATATCTTTTGACTAAGCAATCTTCTAAGTTACCATTGTTATCTACCACAAGGACATTTACCTGCGATGCATAACTTTCTTCTATAATGTAGTAATCTTCATCTGTACAGCCGATTATTAGAAGAACAGCGGGATCATTCCATCCGTGGTCTAACCCACCGATATAGCGTTTGAACATCACTTTTCGGACAGTGCCATCCGGATACGTAACCTGGAATAGTTTTTTCTCTAAATCGATGGGTTCGATATCTACTAAATGAACATTACGGTCAAATTCTTCGTATACCTGACCATGGAAAACGTTGAATTTAGCGTATATCTCACGTTTTACATACCGTTCTGGATACGTTTCGATCATCCGCTTAATATTCTTCTGTAGTTCAGGAATTGGATTATCAACGGAAGTCCAATAGAAGTTCCTCC